ACTTGGTGATGCTAGAGATGGTCATCCAAAAAATCCAGACTTTAATGCTGAAGACATTGACAATGATTACAAGTATCAAAGAGAAAATCTTTATAACTTGATTGAACGAGGTCAAGATGCGATTGATGGTATTCTAGAACTTGCGAAAGAATCAGAACACCCAAGAACATACGAAGTTGCACTTAATGGTATCAAGCAAGTTGCAGAGGTTACAGAAAAACTTGCAGACCTACAAGAAAAAATGAGAAAATTGAAAGAAGTA